GTTACTGCATTATCATCAATCGCACCAGCTTTAATTAAACCAGAACCACGACCAAGATTTCCTCCTACAATTCCACTCATAATTTATCCTATAATGTTTGATCTAAATAAGTAACAACTACGTCAATATCTGCTGAAGTTGCAGTTATACCTGACAACACATCTGATGCTTCTAAAACAATTCTTCCTGTATGTTCAAAAGTTTCATAAGCTCCGATTGCTTGTTGTTTATAAATCCAGTAATCGCTAGAACCAGCATCGTCTCGGATGTATAAATCAAAAAGTTCGGCAGCATTTCCAGTTTCGCAAAGTGTAATACTTAATATTGTATAAGTATGACCACTTGCTACTGTAAGAATATCTGCTTCACTATTTGAAAGTGTTGCGTGTAGTTTTACTTTTAATACTTCACTTGCCATATTTTTCTCCTAATTAAAATCCCATTACCAATGATTTACCAGTACTGGATATGTTTGGTTGCATAGTTTGATTTACAGAAACTGCACCAGACGCTACTGTAAAATCTTGTGTAGCAAAACTTGCTACTCCTTTATTACTGGTCGATGCATCTTCACCAGAAATAGTAACTGTGTCTGTGGCTGTTACCGCAGTATCAATTCCTTCTCCAGCAGCAACGACCATTGTATTTCCGTCTGCAACGCTTTGAGTTGCTGAGCCATCGGACAATGTAAAATTAGACATTGTGCCTTTTGCATCCAACTGGGTTTGAATATCAGAAGTAACTCCGTCTAATCTTTGATACTCTGCATCGCTGACTGTTCCATCTGCAATTTTAGCCGCACCAATGCTGTTTACTCCAATGGTAATTGTTCCAGCAGAAGTAACAGGTGTGCTGGCAATTGTAAATTCTGATGATCCAGCGTCTCCTAAACCTACTGAAGTTACTGTTCCAGAATTGGAAGGGGTAACTCTACTAAATGAAATTGAATCTGAATCTAATGTTGCATCGTTATCTGTAGTACAAAGCCAGAAAGTATTATCATTGGTTGTTCCTTGATTGATAATAACCATCTGTCCAGATAATTCTGAAATGGTATTGAAATCCGTATCTCTGCTAGCTGCTCCTGATGCAACAACGGTATAAACTCCGTTCTGACTACCAGTAGACTGATCTTTAAGTAAAACCCTGTCCCCTGTTGCAAGGGTAACACCGTCTAGCGTATCTCCGTTTTCAAGTGCCGATGCAATGGTTACGTTTGCAGTTGATGCCGCTTCGCAAAGGATTCTTGTTTTTAAACCTGTAACAAGATTGTCAACATAGGTTGTTGTAGCCTTTGTGTCCATTTGGGTTTGAATGGCAGAACTAACACCATCCAGATAACCCAGTTCTGTTTCTGTTACATCCGATACTGCAACTTTTTGAGAGGCATTAGAAATGAGTGCCCTAGTTGCTGTTAGAGATTCTGTATCAATTGTTGTAGCTGAACCTGTAATAGTTGCTTGCTTAGCATCTAGTTGTGTTTGAATATCTGCAGATAACCCATCTAGTCTTTGAAATTCTGCATCACTTACTGAACCATCTGCTATTTTTGACGCATCTATAGCTGCTGAACCATTTATATCTGCATCAACTATAACTCCTGATCCAATTGCTGCTGTTCCTGTAGTTCCTATTGAAATATCGCCTGATATAACAACAGGATTAAAATTTGATCCATCACCAATAAGTGCTGCACCTGACGTATTAGTAGTCATTGTAAGATCATCACCAGTAATAGTTAAATCACCAGCAACTGTTACATCGGCTCCTGACATGGTTAATGCTGTAGTTGGCGTTGTGCCTGATTTAATTAAAAGTTCTCCACCAGATTGTGAAAGACTACCATAAACAGTCCCATCATCCTTTAGAGTAACATCTGCACCACCAGCGTCTAAAATAATATCTCCTGAAACATCTAATGTGTAATCTCCTGTAATAGCAAGAGATTCTGGAGTTGCAGTATTTATTGCACTTATAATTCCTATATGAACTGATGTGATAGCTTCATCGGATAGTGATCCTGAATCCCAAGAAACATTAACTGTAGTATTTGTAGAAAATGAACTTGAAGAAATCGTTCCATAAATTGTACCAGGTGATGATGCAACTAATTTAACTCTACGCCCTGCATGATAAGGAGTAGTTACATCCACTCCATCAATTGTAAAACTTGTAGAAGATGCGTAAGTTGCTGTATAAGTGCCAGCTCCATCCCCATATTCTATCCATTCAGCAGAATTATAAAACTGCCTAATGTCTGCCATAATATCTCTAAAAGCATTATTGATATTTGATGGCAACATTCCTTCTGCTACAGATACTGAACCTGTAGAAGTAGCTGTATTATTTGCTGCTGTTGTATCGTATTTTCCTATATATGTTCCTGCCATTTATTCTCCTTAATTCATAAACCAGTTAAATGCTTTGTTGTTTTCTGTATTATTTTTATTAACTAAAGTATTTACTGCTTCTTCTAACTGTCTTTGAAAGTATTCCTGTGTTTCCATTGAATATCTTACATTGTCTATATTAACTGTATCACTCATATTATAACCATTTTGTTTTATCTACAAAAGAACCATATCCTGTTTTCTTTTTACCTAATCTATAAAATTTACTAGATTCAATGTTAGCTCGTTTGGATTTATAAATATGTTTTAATTCTCGTTTTCTTTTTTTAAAGCCGAGCTTTGAATATTTTATAATCTGCTGACCTATTTTAACATATGGTATCATCTTATTCCTGCTTTTGTTGCTGAAAGATCTATGCCTTGTGCATGATCAAAATTTATTCCTGATGCTATCTTAACATTAGTTCTAATATATCTTCCTGATTCTCTAACAGGATTAACACCACTTGTTACTGTAGATACTGAAGAAGATTCTGTAGCTGTATCTTGTAGTCTTTCTCTTGTTTTAATTGTAACAGTTGATGCTGCATTTATAATAGGTCTAACACCTAAAATATTAGATCTTAAACCTGGATAAGGTTCTACTTCATCTGTTTCTATTTCTGATATATTTGAATTACCTGAAAAGATTGCTGCTTTATAATCTGAATCAACAGCTCCTAAAAACATTTGTCCACCATTCCAAAAATCTGTATCTAATGATGCATTAATATTTTCTAAATTTGTAGATATAATATCCATTAATTCAACTGTATAAGCTCCTATAAATTGAGAAAAGATTGAACTAGCATCAGCTTCAGCTAAAGACCATTTCTTTGTAACATAGTTATAAATAATAATTCTATCACATATACCTGTTGTATTAGTTGTATTATTTATACTAGGATATAACCACATAGCTAATTGATTGAAGGGATCTACTGCTGCACAAATTCTATCTGAATAGGCTTTATTAAGATTTAAGTCAAAGAATCTATTAATTTTTTCTGCACCAATTGGAAGTATTGTATCGCCTTGTATTTCATAAAAACCATCGTCTGCATAAAAGAATACTCGTCTATTATCTTGGCATACTGTTCTGCCATATATAGCTCCTCTATTAGGTGAAATCACAGATAATCTAAATACTACAGTTCCACCTACATAGTCCATACGAATGATTTGGTTTTGTCTAAATATGTAACCTACTTCACCTGATGTTATATGAACTATTCTTCCACCAGAACCAGGTAAATCTTGTAAGTCAGATTGTTTACCTGACCATGATGCAATATCATTAATACCTGACCATTGAATTCTGTTTGCTGTATTTGTAATATTTCCTGTAACTAGAAAATCTCGAACAACTCCTGAAACTTTAAATACGGGTACTGTTCCTGCAGTAACAATTGTACTTAGATCAGCAAAAGCAGTTGATGTTCCCATCAAATAATATTGAGCTGGATCTACTCCATTACTTGCAATAATGTATTCACCAAATTGTGTGAATGTAATAAAATCAGTTGTTTCACCTGTTAATGGAGTTCCTCCATCAAAATCAGTAACAGCCATTCTAGTAGTATCTGAAGAAGTAACAGTAAGATTATCATTACCTATTGCTGCTCTTGTAACAGTAACTACATTTGCTGCTGGATTAGCTGCTGAAAAATCGGCATGAGCATTAATACAAGTAAATATATTATCTGCTGTGGTATCGTTAGATTCGTTATGAAAAAATTTATTTGCATCAGGAGATCCAGCACCAGCACCTTGACAAGTAAAGGTAACTGTTGTTCCATCATTTTTTGTTAGAACAAGAGTTGAATCAGTTGCTATGTTTGCATAATCAGTAACTGTAATTGTGCAAGTAGCATAAGAGTTTGATAATAATGTTCCCCCTGCACCTACATCAGTAAATGTTCCTGATGTTAATTTATATATAGTATCTTTAGTAGCTACAAAGTTATAAACTGTATTAGAGTTATCTCTAAATGAACCTGCTCCTCTAGAATCTTTAACACAAGTATTTGAACTATAATCAACTAAAGAAGGAAATTTTTTATAACTGTTCTGTGCATAGTAGACATTAGTTGCTACGTTAGCACCTTTCTTTAGATGATCAGGTTGATCAGGTAGCCATTCTCCAAAAGGTAATTGCATTATCTGTTCCTATAAAATGATAGATCGGTTTGTATATCAGCTCTTTGTACTACGGGAGCTCCACCATATGAATCTTGTTTATCATTATTTTCGCATCGTTCTAATGCTGCGATATACATTTGTAACCAGTTCTGTACTTGTTGTGGATCCATTCCACCTAAGAAATTAGATGAATGATAAAGACTTCCATACAAATAAATACCAGGATGTTTATCTAAAATATAATTGGTTGCATTAGAATCACTAAGAGCTGCGATATTTTTGTAATATGATAAGTAACCAGTATAAGTAGTATCAGGACTAGGACCAAATCTGAATTGTTCAGTTTCATCATCTGCCTCTATTGTATAAGAACGTGGTCTTCCTGTTCTTGAACCACCTCTTATTTCAAATAAGTTATGGGGTGTAATATATTCTAGTGGATATTTGGTACTAGATAATAAAAGATAAAATGATCTTACAGAAATAAATCCTGTTGGTACAGTTTCAGTTTCTTCATCAATAGTAACAGTATCAATCTGTTCCATTTGTCTTATTCTTAACTTAGCATTAAAATCTGCTTCAGTAAGTTTAATAAAGTCATCAGCTATCTCATCGGTTAAATCACTTCTATTTAACCAGTTAGCAATTGATGCTTTTAATTCTGTATAGGTTGATATAGCCATTATAATTTTCCTTCTGCAGTTCTAAAATATCTAAATTCTGAGCTATTCAGTTTTGTTCTTAAAATTTTGTTTTGTGTTTCTTTAGGTAAGGCAAACCAGTTACGGGATCCATTATATTCTTTAGTCCATATTTGTAATATAATGGGTGGGACACTTGCTACTCTTTTAAAATCTTTTGAAGCTGTATATCCTGTATTATGAGTATATAACTTTTTGTTTCTTTCTAGTACAGGATTAATGTTCTGTTTATTATGAATAGTTAGTTTACCATCTGATTCTTGTATATAACGAGTCTTACTAAAATCAGCATTCCATTCGGTAGCTCTTACCTTTGCCATTATTCAGTCAGTTCAGATATGTATAAATTAGCTGTACTAGATCCTAGTATAGCAGCAACTTTTTGACCTTCTGAAACTTTCCAATATTCAATCTCATTAGCAGGTAAATAAGTTTTACTTGTAGTAGCAGTTGGTGATGTACCAAATGTTATATAACAAGCAGCTGTAGATACTATTCTAATATATTCTACATTAGATCCAAAAGCAGATGATGCTGCGGAAGATGTAGATAAACTTACAACTTGCAAAGTAGCTTCTCTCATTGGGTTCATATTTTGTTCTCCTTTTGTTTAGGGGATGTTTCCATCCCCTATATAAATTATCTTCTAATTACGAATGTTACTACACATTCACAAGCTGTAGATGATCCACCATCAGTTATTATTTCGATAGATCCATCTTCTTCAACTCTGTTAGCAGCAGTTGGTTCAGCAGTATCAACGTCTCCAGCTGCAGATCCAGATTGTGTTACTGTAATTCCGCCACCAGTTACTGCAGTTCCACCTATTTCAAAAGAAAGAGCTGCGTCTGCAGTTGTAATTGCATTTTTAATTGATGTTAAAATTTTAATAATTGTTCCACCATCAGGCACAGGTACGAATGTTGATCCTGCAGTACTAATAGTAGTAATTTTTGCTGTTAAAAAGTAGTCGTTTAATGTTCTCATTATATTCCTTTAATTGTTCCGATCCTAACCTATCTCAGATCTTCAATTGTTTGAAATGCTGCTAGGCGAGCAGATTTAAGGTTACTCGCCTAAACAGTTATATTATTACGAAGTTGTTAAGTCAGCTATTAAGCCACTTGCAGCTTCATTTCTGGATTCCAGAGTACATTCAACTAATAGTTGACGTTTTTCTGTGTCACCAGTTTTTGCTAGTTCATGCATTGAAAAGTCTCTTAAGAAAGCTACTCCCCAGTAATCCATGTCTAGTACCCACCCATCTCTATCTCTAGAGAATCTGTTAGGTATTACTTGTGTTTGACCGAAGTCAGAAGCGTAAACATCGACTGATGTATACAAAGTTGCATCTGCACCTGCATCAAATCTAGTACTGTTACCAGTAAATCCTGATAACTTTTGTTTGTTGAATGGTCCCACCATAATTATTTGTGGGTTTCCACCAGCATTCCAAACTGATTTAATAACAGATTTTAATTGTGCTTCAGTAAAAGCTCTTTGAGTGCCATTTGTTCTAGCAGTATTACCTAAACCGCCAGATGCACCGCCTGAACCGAAAACATCGTTAGTTGCTACCCATGATCCTAGACCGCCTAATTGACGAGCAGTACTTGCAGAGCCAGTTACTTCAGCATTATTAGAAGTAAGAGAAGATTCAAGATCTCTCTTTAGTTCTTTTGCCTTTTTCGCTATTTGGTAAGCAATTTCAGATGCACGACCAGCTTTGTCAACTGCTTCCTGCGTACCAGTAATTGTAACAACCTTATCAAGAATTTGAGAAGAGTTGGACAATCTCGTAGTAGCAGTAACAGCATCAGCTGTAGCTTCATCCCCTTCGATTACAGCATTGTTCGTGACTGCTGCAGCCAAACTGTCAGTTTGCCATTCGTGCAGAACTGCAGTTGCTTGTGTTTTAGCTGCAGAACTTAGAAATGGCGTGTCAGTTGGCGAGATGTTATAAATAACATCCGACAGATCTTCACGTTCACCAATGGAATCGTAAGTGTCAAAAGTTTCACTTGGTTGTGCCATAGTTTTTTACCTTTTTTGTTGAGATTTAAGATTAATCATGTCAAGCAAAGCGTTCTGAGCATCTTTAATATGTCCAGTTTTCTTTAATCGACCGATTTTATTTCTTATGTTCTCTCTACCTGAACCAGTACCTGATTTTGCGACACCAGCTTTTACAACTTTAGGAGCATTCGCTACCCTCTTCTGTGCTATAGGTCTTTTATCTTTAACAGATTTATAACTCATAGCATCTCTAATCACCATTAAGAAACGATGATCAGCAAGACTCCCAATTTCACCATCATTAAAACCATAACTTCGTAACGATGTACGCATATTAGTTTTGAATTGATCGGCTTTATCGGGATCGCTGTATTCTGGTATTTTCGCTGCTGCTAATTGTCTTTGTGCGTCAAGGTACTCACCATATTGTCTTTGGTAAGCATCATTAGCTTTAGACTTCATGCCATCAATCTGTCTTTGTTGTTCTCGTAACTGGTAGTCCAGTTTAGCCGCAGATGTGGGATCTTCGTCATAAAGCCTTTGAAGGTCTTTACTACCTTGTTGCTGCCTGATGAAACCATCAGCAGTTGCAATCATGTCGTTTAGTTCTGATAAACGAGTATCATAAGTTTGACGCAAACCACCCTTTTCAGCTTCAAGATCTTTTTTCTCTAAACCTAAAGTGTGAGTTTTTTGTCTATAATCCGAGTCTCGTGAATAACCTGCTTTCAGTTCATCGAGGCTAACCTCTAACTCTTGACCTTGTACTTTTACTCGGTGGAGTTCTGGTTCCTCTGTAGCTGTTTGCGTTTCTTCTTCGATTTCGGTATTTTCAGTAGCTTCTTCTTTTGGAGTTCCTTCAGACTCTGGTTGACTCTTTTCAGAAGATTCCTCTTTGATCTTTGGAGGTTGCTCTGATGGCTCTGCTTTTTTTTCTGGTTCTGATTGTCCTGATTGAGGATTCAGTAATCCAGAAATTTTTTCAGCAGCACCATGAACAGTTTGTTCCTGTGCCATTGTAACGTTCCTTTCGTTGGGGTTGACGTATGATGAGCTCCCGTAAGGGTTAGCTCTTATTTAAAAGCTCAAGATCTTTTTGAGCTAGTTTTCCGCTTTCCATGATAGTCTGTAAATGACCTCGGATTTTATCTAGCATATTATATGCCATCCAAAGGGATCTACGTTTTTCATCGTCAGCAAAACTTGTGTGGAAAATCTCCTGCTTATAAGTTTCTAGGAGATCTTCAAATGCCTGTTTCAGCAGGGGATCATTTAGGAGCACCTGGGCTCGTTTGCCCTCCCTGACCTGTGTTTCTATTTTGTCCATCATTAAAGAATTGTTGTTGTCCTTTTACTATCTCTTTCATTAAATCACCAGATTTATTTAGATCTGCTTGTTCTAACATACTTCTACGTTTAAGTTCAAGCTCATCTATTTTAGATCCGTATTTAAGTTCTAATTCTTTAATCTTTATTTCAAAATCAAGTAATTGTTGTCTCATTCTGCCTTCAATTTCTTTTAATGTTACATTGGCATTAAGTTGAGCTCTTTGATTTTCACCCTGTACCTGAGCTAATGTAACTTTTTCAAACTCAGTAGGTGGTTTAGGTGGTAGTTGAGGCATTTGTGCAGCACCAACATCAGGATCCATAAAGTATGGTTCTATTCCGTTGAGTCCTGCATTTTCAATTAATTTCTTTAAACTATTATATATATTCCTTAGATTAACCATTGGACCAAATGTATTTTGTTGTAAGTTTATTGCCTGCATTTGTCTTTCCAATATAGCGTTTAACAGAATAAGTTGTTGTTCTTTTGATCCTGTACCAAGACCAACCTGAACAGTAACATTAACTCTGTCTTTCCATTCGTAAGGTCTCATTGGAATATATTTTCCACGTATTCTTACTATCTTTTCTTTTTGTTGATACTTGCATACCAACTCAAACATTTTTAAGGCTAGATCTTTCACACCTGTTTCAGCAAAGATTCTGGCGATTAACTCCATTCTCATTTGTGATTGTGTTAGAATTTGGTTTTGTCCAGTCGCTGTTTTATTTAGTGTATTAGAATCTAGCCCTTGAGATTGTCTGGTAATTCCTGTTCTAGTTTCCTTGACGGAATCCAGATAACCCAACATTGCTGTAGCTTGTTCTGTAAGAGGTTGCATCGGAAGAGGCATCATTACATTTTGAGGTGGTTGTTTAGTTCTTACTATTCCACCAGGGCGATTGGTTAATAAATCATCCATCGCCACTTGTCCATCTTGGACAGCTACTCTATTGTTATTAGTTAGATACATGTTATCTAACATTTGTCTCATAACAGTAGATTTAATAAGTTGTATATCTTCTACAAGTTCAGATACAGATCTTCCATGAAATCTGTGTGGCATGATAACAGGAGTCATGGAAACAAATGGATAGTTATCCACTTCTTCCATATCTATCATTTTACCTGTTCCTGATCCTGCAGTTGTAATCTTTAATAATTCTGCTTTGCCATCTTCATTAACATCTAACTTGATGTAGCACTCATAGATTAAGATATCATTTGTACTTTTATCACCTTCACTAACTCCGTGTGAGAAATCTACATTTTGGTGTCTTATAAATTTATCTTCTGTGAAAAAGTCGGTATTACCCGTAGGTAAACTATCAACAAGATCTTTATCATAGCCCATTTCAACAAGTTCTGTTCTTGTTTTGTTCGTTCTATGACATACGAAATTTGCAGAATTAATATCTTTACTTCGTCTTGAAATTAAAAATTCTTCTGGAGGAACTGGTTCAATTCTAACCTGTCCGTATAATCTTGTTCTATGAATGACTACATCATGGAGAGTTACTTTATCTAATTCTTTTCCTTGATCGTCTAAAATCGGTTCTTCGTATTCTGAATGATTTTTAACTTTAACTTCTGGATTTGTAACGAGATCATTGAACTCATCTTCAGATAATCTTGTATATTCTTCTCTTTCAGTTTTATTAGAATCATCCCAATAAACTTTTAGAATTCCATTCTTCTGTATTAAAGCATCCTTAAATGCTGAATAGAGAGCCAGGAATCCTGAGTTCTCTTTATAAAATATGTAATTAAGGTAGTCAGAACATTGACGTGCCATTTCATCGTCTTCTGGTCCCGTACCCTCGCAACTAAATACATTGTCTCCTGAAGTAAAAATTCTCATTAAGGAAGGCATGAGACTTTCTACTGTATCGAGTACATCATTGGATATTACCTGAGAACGACCTTCTTGTTCGTTCCCTAAAGGCATACCTAAATAATACTGTAATGATTTTTTTCTACGAGATACTAATTCCCCACCAATAAAACCTGATGCGTTATGTATCTCTCTTCCTAAAACTGCTAATATATCTTTTTCTGATTT